GGCGGTGGCTCAATGCCCAAGCCGTTGTAATCAACAATTGGCACAGTCGCAGAACGACAGTTGAAATGCTGCGGCGGTATCGGCCCTTTGCCATATTCGTGAACTGTGCCGTCTAAAGCTCGGCAGATTGGTGATGTTCTGCCGTCAAGCGTTGCCACGTATTTGTATTTCTTAGTCACTTCTTGGTTGGCCTCAAAGACTTTCTGGCTTGCAGCGTTTGCAACTTGATTGATGCTTGTGCGAACAAGAGTCCTGATCTGTTGATCTGCCGGGATCGTGGCTTGACCACCTGCCGCAATGATTTGATTAATGCTGCCTGGCTGACCCTGTTGCAGGCGTCCTTTTAACCGTTTCACAATTGATTCAGTCGTCTCGCCCTGCGGCAGTCCGTTCCTGACCGACATACCGAACAATGCTGTCTGCCGTTCCCCTAAGTCTTGAAATGCCTTCTGCAAGATCTGACCATTCGGCAACGTCAACGTGACACCATCGGCAATCGTGACCGTTACCGCTCTTGTTGCTCCGGTCACAGCAGCTTGAAGATCATCGCTTAAAGAAACCACGCCAATTTGTGTGGGGTCAGTCGTCACGACAGCTTCAGCAAAACCAGGCGAGATTTTTACAGAGTTGACTTTTGGCTTTAGCTCAGGCGGCAAGACTTTGCGCAATTGATCTTCAACAAAGCCAGCCTCAACGCCTGCTAGTTCTTCAAGTTCACTAATTGACAACGATGTGCTTTGCCCCGCCCATCGGTTAACGCTAGTTTTTAGTTGCGCGAGAATGGACCGAAGCCGTGCAGCCTTGCCAGGTGCAGGCAGCCCATCAAGCCCACGAAGCTGGTCAATAGCATCCAAAACAAGATCGTTGTATGCGTTGATAATTCGTTTGGATACGCCATTGCCGTAACGGTTGAGGTTTATTGCGTTGTTATAAAACTCTGCCGGTGTGCTCATTTTTCATAAATGCCAAGGGCTTGAGCTTCTTCAATACAAACAACAGAAGCATCCGCACCAAGCTTTAGAGCGTTATCCAAGATTGACGTAAATTCTGCTACGACGTCTTTGTCATAAATAGCAATACTGCTTTCGGTTACGGCGCAAACCTTGCCGTCCACATACCAAGTCAGTCGGATGACAGCAAAATACTGATTGGCAAGCCTGTCGTGTGAATAAAAGAACTCTCGGGCTGATGGGGCTTCTTCTTTGGGCTTGCGCAAATCATCCAACCAGCTCATCGTTTGCCTCCGGCTCACCTTCAGGCATTGTGACTACCTGCTCTGGAACCGGCTGCGGTGTTTCAAGTAATCCGCCTGCTTGCGTTGCTTCAAGCTCGGCTTCAACATCAAAATCATCACCTAGTACCTCTCCTGCCTCTAGCTGCAGCAACAATGTTTCCTGCGTCACCGTGCCAGCGGTGTAAAGCTGCAACAACGCTTGAATCTCTTGTGGCTCAAGTCTTGCGCCCATAAAGTCACGATTGACAAGGCTGCTGCCAGCTTGTGACTCCTGCAAGTAATCAGCGTGAAACCGCAGGCAGTTGTCGATCATGTCCTGCATTTGCTGGGCCACCACCATCATCGTCGCATCGCCTTGACTGCGATCAATCCTCTTGGCCTCAGCTGTCTCACCCACAAGTTTTGCCCCCATCACAGCAGCAAGACCAAGTTCGTTGATCTGTGCTTCGATTTGTGCAAGCCTGCGGAATTGCGCGTCGTAGCTGTTGCCAGCCGGTTCTACATATTCGGCCCTCGCATCTGAGGGAAGGGCAAAAGCTTCCCCGGGGCCTGCGCTGATCTCTTCAGCAGATTGTGGAAAGCCAAACAACGCAAGCATCGGCACTGCGCTGATGTGCAATTGATTCCCAAGATCAGACTGCACTTGATAGTGCTGCAGGTTCAGCTCAGCAATATCAGCCAAGGGTGGAAACGATTCCAAAACGCCTGTGCGGTTGGAGTAAGCAACGCTGAACGGAATCTCGCTCAAGCTTGTTATGCCTTCGTCAACAACACGGAAGTCGCCTTTTTGATCTTTTTGAAAGATCTCAAATGCGCCAGGAGTCAAGACACGCACTTGCTCAATCTGCTTCTCTCCGTATAAGCCATCTGGCACGAGGATTTTTTCAGAAAGACGAAGCTGCATCAGTTTTTGCTGCCCATCTGTTAATTCATATCTCCAGCCTAAAATGCTTCGTGGGTCATAAGTCGCCCAGTAGGGCCTACCGTTTTCGCCAGACTTCGGCGCATCAACAAGAACGCCAACGTGCCCGTAACGAATACAAAGCCTGCTCGTTTGAAATAACCAAGTCTGTAAATCGTTGCCCATCAAATCAACGTCGAATAATTGTTCGCGAATTTGATCAGTTACATCGTCAAGCCTGACCGGTTTACGGGTTAACATGCCCGCCAACATTTTTTCGATTCGAGTTACAAAAGGGCTGACGACACTTCTTTGCAACCTTGCGTCATAGCTGAGGTCTTGCTCTCGTGGCTCTTGCGGAAGGTACTTGCGATGCTTTCTGCGCACGCTAAATGTTCCCCCCTGGAGGGCCTCTAGAAGCTCCCAATGGGGCTCCATGTTTACCCAAGCTGTGTTCGGGCTATCCACCGTTGTGACGTTGCCAACGCGCTGGCGACCACCAGAAAAGCCTGAATACACAGTTAAATCCCGCCCGATACCACAGTTTAGTAGAGCCTAATGCCAGTGCCCCGCCCAGCACGCGCATGAATCATGCTGAAATCGCGGTAGACAAGATAACCAAGGGCATCATTCATGTGATCATAACCCGCATCTTTATCGGGATCACCGGCCTCGGTGTAACTCTGCAGCTCTAAACATTCGATGGTTCTTTTGCAATTTGCGGCAACCTGCAACCTGACTTCGCCCTTCCCGTTTTCCAACAAAGCTTGAACAGAAGCCACCCGATCACGTACGGGAGGGTTGGCTTTTGGTGATTGATTGCTAAACCCGTACGACTCCAAAATCTGAATGTCCGTACGTGAAGCATTCGTGCTGCGGCTACCGCCAGAGGCATCAGGGTAAACGTAAACCTGGCGCCCATCAGCGCGGCGTTGTATTTCTTGCGCCATGGCATCAGTGTCATGTGCACCGCTAATCTCTTCAATCAAAAGCAAAGAGTTACCTAAGCGCACACCCAAGCAAGCGCTCATATTTCCAATATTGAAGTCAACGCCGACGCGAAGAGGCTCGTTGCTGATATCAGGAATATCGGTGATTACATGCTTGGCGCGATCAAAACGGTCATAAACCTGACCAGTTGTGAGATTGCAAAACTGCCCTTCAAGGTATGCCTTCAACAAACTAGGATCGTAATTAGCTCGCAGCCGTTCAATAAAGTCTGGGGGCAGATGTGGATTGTCTGCCGTACGCATTCTAATTAGCTTCCGATCAGGGCGCTGTTGTGCCTCCTCTGTCCCGAACGTGTTCCACATCCAACGGAAACCTTCAGGCGTTGACACAGCGGCAAATTGTCGAACGTTGCCAGCACGAAGACGGCCAAGGATTTTAGGGAATGCTTTGTTCGCGATGCTAGGCGAAACAACATCAACTTCATCCGCAAGGATGTGCGAAAAATTAGAGCCAATAATTCTTTGCCAGTTCTCGAAACTGCGGCAAAGCAGTTTGGTGTCTTTTTCTAAGTGCAGTGTGTATTCAGGAAGCGGAGATGCTCTGAAGGTGTACGGGATTTCGTACTCCTCCAAGAAATTCTCAAAATCTGTCTGCCAAATATCTCGCACTAAAACTTGGGTGGGCTCCATCACGCAGCCGATGAAGCCTTGATTGGCTGCGGCCATGAATACAGCCTTTGCACATAAGGCCCGCGTCTTGCCTGCGCCGTAGCCAGCAGAGACGCCGATGATTTCGGTGCTTTGATCGTCTACAAATTGACGTTGGCCGGGGTGTAGATCTTCCCTGATTCTGTTGAGAATATCTTCAGTCGTTTTCTGGTCTGGTGGCTCAGAAAATGCAAGGAGTCGTGTCGGT